CGGAGAACACAATGAACCGGCGCGAGTACGACACAAGGGGGTGCGCGTTCAACCGCGTCCTCAACCGGCCAGACCTCGACAACGAAGACAAGCGCGCCATCCACGAACTGCTCGAAACCGGGCCAGGACACCACGCCATCGCCACAGCCCTCCAAGACGCCGGAATAAACATCTCCACCAAAACCGTCGAACGCCACCGCCGAAACATCTGCACCTGCAAAAAGACAGCAACATGGGCAGCATAGCGAAGAAGCTAGCCCCAAAGATCGCATCCGCGGCCCGTGAACACGTCCGTATCCTAACCCTGGATATTGAGAACGCGCCCAACCTCGCGCACGTCTGGTCGTTGTTCAACCAGAACGTCTCACTCGCCCAGTTGCAGGAAGTCGCAACCGTCATCAGTGTGGCCGCGAAATGGTACGACTCGAGGGACGTACTGTTCTACAGCGACCACCACAACGGTCACGACGAAATGATCCGGCAAGTTCACGCGCTGGTCTCTGAGGCTGACCTGATCGTTGGCTACAACAGTGCCGGGTTTGACATGAAACACCTGAACCGCGAGTTCATCCTCGCCGGACTCAACCCGCCCGCACCATACAAAAACGTGGACCTACTCCAAACCGTCCGCAAACAATTCAAGTTTGCCAGTGGGAAGCTCGACCACGTAGCCCAGCAGCTCGGGCTAGGTAAGAAGACCAGCCACGCAGGACACGAACTATGGGTTAGATGCATGCGCGGCGACGATGCGGCATGGGATCTGATGCGGAAGTACAACATCCAAGACGTGCGCCTAACCGAAAAACTCTACGACCGTCTACGGCCTTGGATCCCCAACCACCCACACATCAGCATGTACACCGGGGCTGAGTGGGGTTGCCCCGTCTGCGGGAACAAAGACCTGTCCAAGTTCCGCGCAGGAACGTCCTACGCCAACGTGCAACGCTACCGCATGTACCAATGCCCATGCGGCCACTGGGTACGCGGCACCAAGAAACTCCAAGACGCCACCCAAACCAGGAGCGCACGATGAGTGATGTAACACTCAGTAAAAGCGAGTACGTGTTCACCCACGCCGTCACTCAAGTAGCGTTCCTCGACGCACTCAAGGGCTGCAATGCCTGACTTCACTAAGTTCTTTGAGGGCATCAAATACCTCGGCCCCGGCCTAGAAGACGGCGACGTGGTAACCGATGTCATCATCGTGTCCCGTGTCATGCGCGCAGACAACGGCCCCAAATCCGCGCTAACCATCCACGTCAGCGAAGACATCGACCCATTCGTGCAAGTCGGCATGATCGAAACAGCGCGCACCGTAATCGGAACCGACTTCTCAGAAGACGACGAATAAGCCAACCACAGTGCCGGGCCGCTACCTAGCCGTGGTTGCGCCAGTGTGAGGCGCAAACAGATAACCGATCTGAGGAGGTCGCTATCTCCCGTGCAGGGTCAAGCACACGCCCTATCGCTGAGATAGCGCTGGCACCCCTAAAACATGAATAGCATTCTGCGGCTGATCCCCGCAGATAGGAAGCACCACACGACTCCTTACGTGTGGTGCTTCCGCATTTAAGGAGAACCCAATGCCACGCAGCATGACCCTGACTTGCTACATCTGCAACGAACCAATGTGGGCCGGAAGCAGCACGAAACCCCAAGGTCAAGCGGCGCACAACAAATGCCGGACAGCGGCCAACATGATCTACACGCACGGAGCCACAGGATACCGACGTGGATGCCGATGCCAGGAATGCAAAGCCGGTCAAGCGGTCTACATACGAGAATATGTGGAGTCAGTCAAAGCTGAACATGGGTTCCACCCCAACACACTACGACGCAAACGGTTCAAAGAAGAACACGGATACTGGCCGCAACCCAGTGGCTCGTCATGGATATCGCCCACGCTGAGGCATGAACTATACGAACGCGACAACTGGACGTGCCAGATCTGCCATGAAGACATAGACAGGGATGCGGATAGGAACAGTAACTACGCTCCATCGCTAGACCACATAGTTCCCCAATCGCACATGCTCATACCAGACCACAGCCCAAGCAATCTCCGCACCGTCCATCGCCTGTGCAACTCGCAAAGAGGAACCAGCATCGATGCACAATGGATCAAGCTCGAAGCGTAACAGCGCCAACAGGAACCGGATGCGTACCCGCATCAAGCGCGACAAGCCAGCCTGTCACATCTGCGGTAACAGTATCGACTACGATCTTCCACACCTAGACCCATGGTCATTCGTCATAGACCACGTCACCCCACTATCCAAGGGTGGGAGAGACTCAATCGACAACGTCAAGGCCGCTCATCGTGAGTGCAACTCCAAGAAGCGGGCACGGCTCGTTGCCCCCATCGTCAGGCGGTCAGGGTCGCTCGACTAGACCCAGGGGGGAGGTCCCCCCGGCCCGCATTCAGAAACCCCGCTGGGTATAGGCAAGGTCTCTCCCCGATGTTTTTTCCAAAAGGAGGTTCATCCGATGGCTGCTCGGAAGACTCCTTTGCGTGCTGTTTCGGCTGATGAGAAACCGCCTGCTGGTAGGCCGAAGAGTGTTACTGAGGCGGCTAAGGGTGGTTCGACTCGTGAGTTGTTGGCGGCGACGAGGGATCGGATTGCGGTTGCTGTTGAGGATCCGAATACGCCTGCGCGTGATTTGGCTGCTTTGTCGAAGCGGTTGATGGAGACGGTGCGGGAGATTGAGGCGATTGACGCCCGTACTGAGGAAGCGGAGTCTCATGCCGAAGTCGAAGACGGGAAGTTCGACTCCGCGGCTGTCTGAGTTTGCTAAGGCGTTCGTATTCCCGCGCACTATAGAAAAGACCGTTTGGCCTCGGGTCGAGGCTAAGGGTTCTGAGTTGGGCCTGGGGTTCGATTGGTGGCAGGCGCAGCTTGGGACGGTTTGCCTTGGTTATGACAGCCGCGGGAAGTACGCGGCGACGGTTGGTGGTATTGGCCTTTCAATCCCTCGGCAGGTTGGGAAGACCTACTTTGTCTTGGCGATGATCGTGGTTCTTTGTGTCCTGTTTCCGGGTTTGCAGGTTGTTTGGACCGCTCACCATTTGCGGACTTCCACTAAGACATTTACGACGCTGCGGGGAATATGCCGACGTAGGAAGATCGCCCCTCTCGTTCGCGCCATGCGTGCCGCAAATGGTGAGCAGCAGGTTGAGTTCACTAACGGCTCGATGATTATGTTCGGTGCCCGCTCGCAGGGTTTCGGTCGAGGCTTCGATGAGATTGACATTGAAGTGTTCGATGAGGCGCAGATCCTCGACACCAAGGCGCTTGAGGACATGATCGCCGCGACGAACCAGGCCCGCAATGAGCATGGGGCGCTGTTGTTTTTTATGGGCACCCCGCCGCGCCCGTCTGATCCCTCTGAGGCGTTCGAGTCTCGTAGGGCCAAGGCTCTTGAGGGTAAGGCCCCGAACGCTGTCTGGTTGGAGATTGCCGCGGATCGGGGCTCTGATCCTGACGACCGCTCGCAGTGGCCGATTATGAACCCGTCTTTCCCTCATAGAACGCCCGTCGAGTCGATGGAGCGTTTGCGGGAGAACCTTGGCGATGATGATTCATGGAACCGTGAAGGCCGCGGCATATGGGACGCCATGGATTCGTCCCGGGTCATTGATGAGGATTCTTGGAACCGTGTGGCTGATCCGGCGTCGATGGCTATTGAGCGTCTTTCGTTGGCTATTGATGTTCCCCCGAATCGTTCGGTGGCTTCTGTGGCGCTTGCTGGTCAGCGTCCGGATGGGCGTTGGCATGTGGAGCTTGATGACAGCCGTAAGGGTGTTGACTGGGTTATTCCATGGGTGGTTTCGCGTGCGTCGAAGAACAGGTTGCATGCGGTGGTTGTTGATGAGATGTCTGGTCTGGTTGAGGAACGACGGGGCAGGCATTATCTGATCGGCACGGATGTTGTCGTGACCCTCGCGGCTGCTGAGGGTCGTCATATGGCTATTGCGTGCGCGAAGTTCTATGACGGCGTGATTGACGGCTCTGTGATGCACACGGATCAGCCGCAGGTGAACGTTGCGCTGTCTCTTGCTCGGAAGCGTCCTTTGGCTGGTGGTTGGGCGTGGAACCGGAAGGACGCGGCCTCGGACATTACGCCTATTGTTGCTGAAACTCTCGCCCTGTGGGGCGCTCAAAACGAAAATGTGCATCGCCCGTCGAGGCGTGCGGGATCTAGGACGGCGGTGGTTCTGTGAGCTTCGAGAAGCTGTCTGTTCCTGGGCTTAGTGATGATGAACTGGCGGCACTGAACCTGTGCGCTGAGGAATTGGATAAGAAGTCGCGGCGCAACAGTTTGCGGTCTTCTTACTATGACGGGAAGCGGGCGGTCCTCCAGGTTGGGACTGTCATTCCGCCTCAGTATGCGTCGATTGGGTTGGCTCTTGGGTGGGCCGCTAAGGGCGTGGATGGGCTCGCTAGGCGTTGCAATCTTGAGAAGATGATTTGGCCTGACGGGGATCTTGATTCTCTTGGGATGAGCGAACTTGAGGAAAGCAATTTCCTGTTCTCGGAGATTTCGCAGGGGCGCACTGATTCGCTGATTCATGGCGTGTCTTATCTGATTACGACCAAGGGTGATACGGGCGCTGGTGAGCCGAAGTCTTTGGTTCACACCAAGGACGCGCTGAACGCTTATGGTGTGTGGAACCCGCGGCGGCGCTCCCTCGATAACTTGCTGTCTGTGACGGCCCGCAAGGACGGGAAGATAACTGGTTTTGTCCTGTACTTGGATGGGCTGACTATCAGCGCTGACAAGTCGGATGGGACATGGAGTGTGGACAGGTCGCCGCATAAGTGGGGCGTTCCTGCTGAGCCTTTGGTGTACCGCCCGCGGGGTTCCCGCCGCATGGGTAGGTCGAGGATTACCCGACCTGTGATGGGTCATCAGGATTCGGCGTTGCGTGCTCTGGTTCGGCTTGAGGCGCACATGGATATTTACACGATCCCGAAGCTGATCCTGCTGGGCGCTGATGAGTCGATCTTCAAGAACGCTGATGGCACGGTGAAGACTTCTTGGCAGGTTGCCTTGGGCCGTGCGTTTGGGATCCCTGATGACGATGATGCGGTGAACCCTCGTGCTGATGTGAAGCAGTTTGACGCTCAGTCCCCGGAGTCGCATTTGGCGCAGTTGAATGCTCTGGCGAAGTTGATGGCGCGTGAGACGGATCTTCCGGATTCGGATTTCGCGTTGACTGACATGGCGAACCCGACTAGCGCTGATTCTTATTCGGCTTCCCGTGAGAATCTGATCGCTGAGGCTGAGGGGGCGATGGATGACTGGTCTGTTCCGATCCGCCGCACCGTCAATAGGGCTTTGGCGATCCAGAACGGGCTGTCTGAAGTCCCTGAGTCGTGGGGGTCGATAGAAACTAAGTGGCGTTCCCCGATTTATCTTTCGCGGGCTGCTGCGGCTGATGCTGGGGCTAAGCAGATCGGCGCGGTTCCTTGGCTTGCTGAGACTGAGGTTGGTTTGGAGTTGCTTGGGTTGGATGAGCAGCAGATTCGGCGGGCGATGGCGGATAAGCGGCGCGCTGCCGGGCGTGCTGTTGTGGCGGCTTTGACGCCTCAGCCACAGGCTAATGCTGACGGCGGGTGAGTCTAAGGCGGCCCTGACGCTAGTTGTTGGTCAGGCTGTGAATGCCGCTATGACTCTGCTGGGGCGGGTCTCTGGTTCTCCGGAGCAGCAGCGGGCGTTGCTGCTTGAGGCGGCGCCGGCTGTTGTTGCTCATTATTCGTTGGGGTCTTCTGCTTTGGCGGCTGACTTCTACGACGATGAGCGGGAACGGGAAGCGGCCCCGAAGCTCTACATCGCTGAGCCTGTGATCCTGGATCGCACGGAGAAGATCCGCCGCGCTGTTGCTTGGGCGTCTGACCCTCTGTTCACGGATGATCCTGGCCCGGCTGCGGGTCGGCTTGCTGAGGTTGTGCAGTTGGAGACCGCACGGCCTTACCGTGACACGATCCTCACGAACCGTCGCCGGGATCCTTCCGCTGTTGGTTGGCGGCGGGTAACGAACGGCGGTTGTAAGCTCTGCCGGATGCTCGCTGACCGTGGGGCGGTTTACAGCGACACCACGGCA